AGGCAAGCCAACGAAAGGCGTTTAAACTAAATAAAGCAGCTGGAATAGGTCAAGCTATAATATCTACTGCGGTCGGTATTAATAACGCTTTTGTTAATCCAGCGGATGTAGCTTCGGGAATTGCTTTCGCTAAGGCTGCGGCTATTGGAGCTTCAGGTATTACTCAAATAGCTACTATATCAAAAACTCAATTTCAAGGAGGGACTCAAGCGGTTGCACCGCCTCCAACTTTAGGGAGTGGCGGAGCTGGAACCGCTCCAGTAGGATTTACTCAAAACTTAAACAATACTCAGATACCTACTACTAAAGTAATAGTAACCGAAACAGACATACGCAGAGCTACGAGGAATATAGACGGAATCTATAGTAAAGCGGTAGTCGTAGAGTAACTAAGCGAATAGCCGAGCTACAAAGTTATCGTACTCGGCTTCTATGCTTGTCTTATTGGTTAAAGTAGTTTTATACTTGGAGTCTTTGTAGGTTATAGTAATCCTTAGACTATCTAAGTTCTTTTTGTGAATTAAAATAAAGCAATCTTCGAGAGCTGGTATAAACTCGCTGAGGTTGTTAATTGTGATCTTCATAAGTTCTTGTTAGCCTGTATTTGTTCAACTTGTTTTTATCTACTTTATAGCCTATTTCTTTAAATGAATGGAGATACCGGTAAACACTCCTTTGTGATATGTTCAAGTACCTAGCCATTGTGTGTATGCCTCTGGGTTTTGTCTCCATCATTTGCATCATTTTTATAAGCCTAATGAATCTCCGTTGGTTACTCATAAGTTTGTTTAATATAATCTTCTACTTCTTTTTCTGAGTCCCAGCTAGTAACTCCATCAAACCAAGTCTCTATTATCTGCTGCTTCTCCATTTCTTTGGCTAGTTCAAATAATAAATGAGGTGGGAATTCTCCTGCATATCCACGTTCTTTTAATTGCTCAACCAACCAATCTACTGCTGTTTGTTTTTTATTGCTCATAATTTTCTATTTCTTTTTTTACTTCTCTCCAATATTCTTTATTTAAAACCTCTTCATCGTATGTTCTTGAAACGCCTACATAGTTAACGGTTCGTTGTATCCACAAATGCGGGTTGGCTTTAATTATACCATTAACCGCTACCAATGCGCACTTAACCGCTATCATTGTGCACAGTATTTCATTGCCACAATCGGTATCTTCATTCATTAGTGTCATACGATACTCGTTAACCATTTGTTCTGCTTTTTCTTTGTGTGTCATAATTCTATCTCTTCATTAAGTGCCATTATAGCGTTATCGATTGAACCTTGTTTCCACCCTGCAGACAACATTAAGTTAGTAAAGTGTTGAATCACCTCTGTTGCGTTTAAATCATCTGCATCTGTTTTAATGGAATGCTTAAATCTGTAGTGTTTAAGTGTTATTTTCATTTATTTAATATTTGCTCTGTTAGTTTTAAATCGTTTTGGTTCTCGGGATGTTCAGCAAAGCAATGCTCCCAGTATTCGTTAACTGCTCGCTTGATAAATTCCACTTCTTCAAGGGTGTAGGTTTTATCAAAGCCTCTGCTTACACCATTTGAATCTTTATAGGTTAGTTCATTACCGTTTGAATCGTATGTACATTCATAGCAAGAGCCATTTGAATTTTTATAGGTTAACTCGTTACCTTGCGAATCTCTTGTACATTCATACCAATATCCAGTTGAATCTTTGAAGGTTAATTCCTTACCATTTGAATCTCTTGTGTATTCGTACCAATATCCTCTTGAATCTTTGTAGGTTAACGCGTTCCCTTGTGAATCGTAGGTGCGTTCACAACTATATCCATTTGAATTTTTATAGGTTAGTTCATTACCGTTTGAATCGTAGGTGTATTCATACCAATAGCCATCTGAATCTTTAAAATACTCATAAACTTTAATGCCATTCTTATTGAATAGCTCCAAGTTTTCTTCTGTTCCTTTTATGTTTTTCATTATTTCTTAATCTTAAAGTTGCCTAATTTAGATATTAACTTTTCCATTATGCACTTGGGTATATCATAAATATAGCGGTTTGAATCTCTTGTGCACTTAAAACTATATCCATTTGAATCGTGGGTGTATTCAAAAATATATCCCTTTGAATTTTTGTATGTTAACTCGTTACCGTTTGAATCTCTTGTGTATTCGTACCAATATCCATCTGAATCTTTGAAGGTTAATACCTTACCTTGTGAATCGTAGGTGTATTCATCCCAATATCCATCTGACCATTTAAAATACTCATAAACTTTAACGCCATTCTCGTTGAATAGCTCCAAGTTTTCTTCTGTTCCTAATATGTTTTTCATTATTTTATATTATTTAGGGTATATTTTTTTACTTTATTCCAGTATTGCATTGTTTCAGGTATATTCTTACCGTTATAACCACCGTTCCAAGTTCTGGCTATTTCTTCATCGCTTGCACCTTTAAGATGTGAGCGCAATACGTTGAACATTTCAATGCTTTTCGCCTTACTCCATCTGTCTTTTAACGTGTATTTGTTTTCACCTAACAACCGATTTACCTCTCTAACCATAATAGGGCGTATTTGCAAGCATCCTGCGGCATTTTCTTTTGAATTGTAAGCTAACGTATCACCTCCGCTCTCTACTTGTATTATAGCAGCTATTAAAGGGTCTTCTATTATAGGCTCTTCTACTTTATCGTACCACATAGACGCGGTACAAAAGAAGCTAAAAATCGGTATTATTAAAAGTGTATATTTCATATCGTTTTAATATGTCAGCAAATATAGTATTAATTTTTAATACGCAAGCTATTTTATTTAAAAAAGTTTTTTGCCCCTTATTTATTCCTATCGTATATACCTATTGAATGGATTTGCCTTTTATCGAATTTAAGCTAAGTGATGACGTCGAAGGACTGCAAGCGATAGCTTTTGTAGACGCTCCTGCTATTGGCTTAAACTATCAGGCTTTTGCTCCTCACAAATTTGAGGTAATAAACGAAGAGAAGAGAATAGTTATGGGTGCGGCTATGATACCCGATCTACCTATCTATCGCAGAGACGAGAGAGGCGAGTACTACGCTATATTTAGAAAAGAGACTATTAAGGCGTTAGTTCAAAAACTATTCAAAGAAAACAAACACAACAACTTTAACGAGCAGCACAACGCTTTTAAAATATTAGATGGTGTATATATCTACCAATCTTTTATTACTGACCAAGAACTCGGCATTTTAGCCCCTAAAGGTTTTGAGAATGTGGCAGACGGTACTTGGTTTATCGCTGCAAAAGTAGAGAATGACGAGGCTTGGTCTAAAGTCAAAGAAGACGGAATATTAAAAGGATTTAGCGTTGAGGGTGTGTTTGATTTAGAACCGTACAAATTTAAAAAAATGAATAAAATCAATTTAGAAAGCGTAATAAACACGCTCAAGTCTGTATTTTCAGACGAAGAGGTAGCGGCTGAGGACAAGACCTTCGGCGAGGCTGCTTTAGTAGATGGTACTATTGTAAAATGGGAAGGCGAATTAGCTGAGGGAACTGCTTTAACAGTAGTATTACCTGAGGGAGAAGTAGCAGCCCCTGACGGGATCCACGAGGTAGAAGATGGAACTATTATAGAGACCGCTGGAGGCTTAGTAGTTAACATCCAAGCTATGAGCGACATCGCTACTCAGGACAACGAGTTCACTTCAGAGATGTTAAATGAAATGGTTGAGAAAGCTCTCGCAAAATACGCTGAGGCTTTTACTGCTACTTTGGAAGGTGTTAAAGCCGAGAACGAAGGTCTAAAATTAGAGCTTGCTGCTATCGTAGCTGACAAAGAATCATTAAAAAAAGAGTTTAGTGCAACTTTAAATAAAGTAGGTACTGAATTAGAAGAGATAGTAAAGAGTGAGGCTTCTACTGCAAGCAAGCCACAAGAATTTAAAGCACAATCAAGAGCTGAAAAAGCGGCTGCGATGGGTGCAATTATCAGAGCAAACAAATTAAAATAAATAAACAAAAATGAGCTTTAATGTAGCCTCGTTGACTAACTATGTTAACGAACAATCAACAGACCTTATCTCAAGACTATATTTTGAGAAGACTTCAAGCGACTATTTCACGTTGCAATCAGGCGTTAAGAAAACTGACGCTTTACACCTTTTAGCGGTAACCGCTTTTCCTCAAGACGGCAGCGGATGTTCTCCTACTGCTTCTGGTGATGTAGTATTTACTAACAGAGACATAACCGTAGGTCAAATCACTTACTTTAGTGGTTTCTGTATGAAGGATCTTATACCTAAATACACTCAAATCTTGCTAAGAGCTGGCAACGCTGAGACTGAGGATATGGCTTTCGAGGCTGAGGTCGCAGATTCTATAATCAAAACTATTATGGAGCATAACGAGGTTGCAGATTGGCAAGGAGATACTGCTTCAGGTAACGTATACATAAACAGATACGACGGTCTAATCAAAATAATTGACGCTGCTACTACTGCGGTAGATGGTAACACTACTTCAGCTACTGCGATTACTTCAGGGGCTTCAGGAAACGTAGATACTTTAGTAAACGCAATGGCTAACGCAAGACCAGCGAAAGTAAAGTCTGCTCTTAACCAAGTGTTATTCGTAGGTCAAGATACTTTCGATAAATACGTAGACACTCTTAACGCTAAAAACTTATTTAACGTAGACGCTACTTCTTGGGCTAACTATTCAGTATCTATACCGGGGAAAAACATCACTCTTGTAGGTGTTGTAGGACTTGATGGTACTGACAGAATGTTCTTAGGTACGCAAGAAAATTTCTTCTTAGGTTTTGACCTTCAAAATGACGAAGAGGAGTTTGATATGTGGTACGAGAAAAAAGATGACAAGGTTTACTACCGAGTTAAATTTAAGAGAGGTCTTCAAGTTGCGTATCCTAACGAAATAGTAGAGTTTACTTTGGCATCTTAATCATAACCATAACTAATTTAAAATAAATATTATGGCGTGTGATTTAACCCAAGGATTTACGGTAGGATGCAACGATAGTGCGGGAGGTATAGCAGAGTTTTACTTTGCTAATATGCCTACTGACTTCGCGGTAGCTAAAAACGTAAGCGGCGAGGCTTCAGCAATTACTGGAACTGGACTTGCATACTACAAATACGAATGTACAAACGCTCAAGGTGCAGCTTCTACTATGAACGATAACCCAACGGTTAACGCTCAGAACGGAACAAGCTACTTTGACCAAACTTGCACCTATGTACTTAACAAAATGGACTCTGCGAAACGTAACGAAATAAAGTTACTTTCAAGAGCTAAACTTTCAATAATCATAAAAGACAATAACGGTCGATATTGGTTAATGGGAGAAACTAACGGCGTTCGTATGACCGCTGGCGATAACGGAACGGGAACGGCTTTAGGAGATAGAAATGGTTATAGCCTTTCATTCCAAGGTCAAGAGCCTGAGCCTATGGCAGTAGCTTTAGCGGCTTCTTTTCCTTTAGCTTAACAAGAGTTTAAACTCTAACAATACAGCCCACTACTTACCGGTGGTGGGCTTTTTTTTATACAATGGACATAATCACAAAAAACACAACCAACTATATTTACACTAATATCTCTAACGAGGTAGTAAACGAGTATTATACTATGACCATTGAAGCGGCTGAGTACACCGTAAACGTCACTTTAGACGCTCCTACGGGAGTAAATAATAGGTATGTAGCATTTGAGCTTATAGAAGGCTCTCAAGACCTTGCAAACGCTACAATAGAATTGCCTAATAACG